TTCGTCGCGGTCCGCACCGGCGTCGAGTTCACCGAAATCGTCGGTCAGTTTTAAGGCGCGGTAGGAGGAAATAAGACATGGCTTTTAATGTCTCAGAATTTTCGTCGGCTGGCCTCCCACTAGGTGGGGCCCGCCCTTCGCTCTTTAGCGTAATCATCGACACACCATCTGGTGTACCTAATGTAGGAGCTAGAATTTCATTCACATGTCGTGCAACGCAAATTCCGCAAAGCACGGTTGGTGTGATTGAACAAGCTTATTACGGCCGTCGTATTAAGATTGCTGGCACTCGCTCATTTGCTAACTGGCGCGCCGATATCCTGAATGATGAAGACTTCGAAGTACGCTCTGCAATGGAAATTTGGAGCAATGCGATTAATTCGCATCAATCAAATCTACGGGCACCACAGCTAGCAACATCTGCTTCATACCGCACTACCGCGACTGTGACGCAATATGCTAAGACTGGTGAGGCTCTGCGTACATATCGGTTTGTAAATATCTTTCCGACAGAAATCGGAGCCATTGATCTGGCTTGGGATCAAGGTGAACAGATTGAAACATTCCCGGTAGAATTTGCATATGATTACTGGGATCTAGTAAACCCAGGTACAACTGGCACGCTAGCGGTCTAATCTAAAACCACTAGCGGAACTACCGATAGGTCCGCTAAATATAGCGGACCTATTTTTTTTGAGGGATTCTCATGGCTATAGAGCTATTTGGCTTCCGTATCGGCAAGGCTGACGAAGACGCCAAAAAGGCTGTACAGATCCCGTCATTCGTTCCGGAACAGAAGGATGACGGCGCGGTTGAAATCGCACCTGGCGGCGCTTACGGTACATTCGTTGATTTAGAAGGCACTGCTAAAAGCGAGGCCGAGCTTATTACTCGCTATCGCGAAATGTCTATGAATCCAGAAGTTGAAGCTGCTGTAGATGATATTGTCAATGAAGCATTAGTGACAGATCAAGATGCTTCTGTTGTTCGTCTTTCTATGGATGATCTTAAACAACCTACACGCATTAAAAAACGTATAGAAGAAGAATTTGAAGAAATTCTTGAGCTATTAGATTTTTCAAATATTTGTTATGAGATATTCCGTCGTTGGTATGTTGATGGTCGTCTTTATTATCATATCATGATTGACGTAGCTAATCCTCGCGATGGTATTAAAGAGCTGCGTTATGTTGATCCCCGCCGCATTCGTAAAGTTCGCGTGCCTCAGAAAAAAGAAAATGGTGATGCGACTAAGGATAAGAATCCTACAGTTCCAGCATATTCAGAATATTATTTGTATAATCCTGCAGGTCTTGCCGGTGCAGCATATTCTCAAGGTATAAAGATTTCTCCCGATTCAATTTGTTATGTAAATTCAGGTATGCTTGATAATCGCAATCGTATGGTATTATCACATCTGCATAAAGCTATCAAACCTCTAAATCAGACACGCATGTTAGAAGATGCAGTTGTAATCTATCGTCTAAGTCGTGCACCAGAACGTCGCATATTCTATATTGACGTAGGTAATTTACCTAAGCCTAAGGCCGAGCAATATCTGCGTGATATGATGATTCGTCATAAGAATCGTTTGGTATATGATGCATCGACAGGTGAGGTTCGTGATGACCGCAAATTCATGACCATGCTTGAAGATTTCTGGTTGCCTCGCCGTGAAGGTGCTCGCGGTACAGAAATTACTACATTACCTGGCGGTCAAAATCTTGGTGAGATGGCAGATGTTGATTATTTCAGAAAGAAATTATATCAATCATTATCAGTACCGATTTCACGTCTTGAGCCAGATGGTCAATTTAGCTTAGGACGCTCAAATGAAATTACCAGAGATGAAGTAAAATTCTCTCGTTTCATTGGTCGTCTCCGTCATCGTTTTACAATGCTATTTGATCATCTCATGGAAATTCAGCTTGCGCTTAAAGGTGTGATGTCACGCGAAGAGTGGCGTGAGATGCGGTCATATATCAAATATGATTTCCAGAAAGACAATTATTTTTCAGAGCTAAAAGATCAAGAGGTATTGTCATCTCGTCTACAGCTGCTGAATACAATATCACCTTATATTAATCAATTCTATACAAAAGAATGGGTGCAGAAAAACGTTCTTCGATTTACTGATGAACAGATCGAAGAAATGGAATCTGAGATGGAAGAAGTTTCGGCCGATCAAATGGATCAAGCAATTCAGACTAAAAAATCTGAACCTGAACAGATGCCTGATGAATCTAAACAAGAACCTAAAACTAAATCATTTGCTGAATCATTTGATGCAGATTTATCAAAATCTGATGATCTTACCAAAGATGAAGAATTGCTTATACAAAGCATGACTCGTATTATGGAATCTGTGGATACTGGTGAGATTATAGATATATCAACAATCGACTTGTCAATAGTCGAAGCAGATGATCTAGTAAATAGCACAAGAGGATCAAGACGGTGACCCTATCCATAGAAGCAGCAAAGATCCTTGCCGCAGCCTTAAAAGCTGCGCGTGATGAAGCCGGCCGTGTAGAATCTAAGCTGCTTGAGGATATTCGTAATATACCTCAAGGTCCTGAGGGTCCTCAAGGACCCGCTGGTGGTCCTGCAGGCCCTAAAGGTGACCGCGGTCTTCCTGGTATTCCAGGACCTCAGGGCCCGCAAGGTGCAAAAGGTGTAAAGGGTGATCGTGGTGATATTGGTCCTGCTGGTCCTCAAGGCGAAAAGGGTGATCGTGGTCCAGTAGGGCCTATAGGTCCTCAGGGACCTGCGGGTGACGTGTCCTCAGTTGAACAAAAACTTACTAGCAAATTTGATGAACTTTCACAGAGAATTGGCTCACAAGCAACTCGTCTTGCATTAGCAAAGCATGGTGGATCTGGTGAGACAAAATTAAATCGTCTTGATGATGTTGACATCTATTCTGTTGATTCTGCTACAAATGGACAAGCTCTTGTATGGAATAGCACATTAGGTAAATGGCAAGCTAATACAGTTGCTGGTGGCGGTGGTTCTATTACAGTAAAAGAAGAAGGTACTGTAGTAGGTAGTAGTGTCACAGTAATTAATTTTGTTGGTGCTACTGTTACTGCTTCAGGTAATTCATCTACCATTCAAGTTCAAAGCGCGGCCGTTGGTAACAATATATCTACAACGCTTCAAACTCAAGCTATTATTCCTGCGGCAAACAACACCTATAACTTAGGTGCTGCAGGTCGTCGTTTTGCTAATCTATATCTAAGTGGTAGCACAATATTCTTAGGTAATACCACATTAAAATCTAGCACCACAGGCCAGCTTAAGGTTATTACAAAAACTGGCCAGGTAGAAAATTTAGTATCAAATGCATATCTAACTTCTACCTTTCAAACTAAAGCCATTGAGCGTGCTGCTCTGGCTAATACAAATCTTGCTGTTACAAATGTCAAAAATAATCTGACATCTACAAATACTGCACTTCGTACATTAATTAATGATCGTTTGCAAGTATCTAATGCTGCTACCTTGTATGCTACAAAAAATAATCCAACAACATCAGGTACGCTAAGTCATACTGGTCGAGCTACAGTTAGCACAAATTTCACTGTATCAGGTAATACACAGATTAGTGGTCTTATAGCCAACAATTCTAAAGGTTCTTATAATCAAATTTTAAGAACTAATGGATCTACTATATTTTGGGCCGATGCGACTACCGCTGAGGGTGGGGTGACAACAGCAACATTTAATTCTGCTTTAGCCAATACCAATAGAGGTATTAGTAATTTAAATACAAATCTTTTGAGTTCCAATGCATCATTGCGCAGTCTGATAGGAGATAGACTGCAAGTATCTAATGCTACTGCAACTTTTCAAACAAAGACAATTGAGCGCGCAGCTTTAGCTAATACCAATCTTTCAATAAGCAATGTCAAGACTGGTCTGACATCAACCAATACCGCGCTTCGTACATTAATTAATGCACGTTTACAGGTTGCTAATGCTGATGCTAAATTTACAACAAAAGCTTATGCAGCATCAAATGCTTATGTAAAGCAGATTCTAGCAAATACAAATGCTTATATTGCATCTATTGTATCTGGTGGTGGTGTATCAGTAGGTACATTTAACGCAGCATTAGCTAATACCAATCTTGCTATTAGCAATGTTAAAACTGGTCTGACTTCAACCAATACTGCACTTCGTACATTGATTGCGGATAGATTACAAATTGCTAATGCTGCTGCAACTTATCAAACTAAAGCTATTGAACGTGCTGCTTTGGCCAATACAAATGCATCCATTGCAAATGTTAAGACCGGTCTGACATCAACCAATACCGCGCTTCGTACTTTAATTTCTGATAGATTACAAGTTGCTAATGCAAGCGCAACATTTCAAACAAAAGCTACAGAACGTGCTGCATTGGCCAATACAAATGTATCTATTGCAAATGCTAAAACCAATTTAACATCAACCAATACAGCACTTCGTTTATTGATTGCGGATCGGATTCAAGTTGCCAATGCTGAGGCTAGATATTCTACAAATACATTCTCAAGAATAACGGTTGGTGCAAATAGCATTTTTGCTGATAGTAAAGGTGATACTCTAACATTTGTTGCCGGTTCTGGTATTACTCTTGCAGCTAATCCGTCAACAGATAGTATTACAATTACTTCTACTGGTGGTAGCGGAGGAATATCAGAAGCTACATTTAATTCTGCTCTTGCCAATACAAATGTATCCATTGCAAATGTCAAGACCGGTCTGACATCAACCAATACTGCACTTCGCACACTTATCAATGATCGCTTGCAAGTTGCTAATGCAGCCGCAATCTATCAAACAAAATCAACTGAACGCGCGGCTTTAGCTAATACAAATGCATTCATCAAATCTCAATTAGCTAACACCAATCTTTCAATAAGCAATGTCAAGACTGGTCTGACATCAACCAATACCGCGCTTCGTACGCTTATTAGTGATCGGCTACAAGTATCTAATGCTGCCTCAATTTATCAAACAAAGACAATTGAGCGCGCAGCTTTAGCTAACACCAATCTTTCAATAAGCAATGTCAAGACTGGTCTGACATCAACCAATACCGCGCTTCGTACATTAATTGCAGATAGATTACAAGTAGCTAATGCCGCAAGTTTTATTGCAGGCCCAGCATCTTCAACAGATAATGCAATCGCAAGATTTGATTTGACCACTGGTAAACTAATTCAAAATTCACTAGTGACAGTGAGTGATGCAGGTGCAATAGTAGCACCACAAGCAGGTAGTATTATACCATTTTATTTTGATAATCAAGCTGCATTCCCTAGTGCATCTACTTATCATGGTGCAATTGCACATAGTCACTCAGATGGAAAGATGTATTTTGCTCATGGTGGTATATGGAATCAATTAAGTAATGCAACGGACGTTGCGCTTGCTAATACAAATCTTGCTATTACAAATGTCAAGACTGGTCTAACATCAACCAATACTGCACTTCGTACGCTTATTAGTGATCGGCTACAAGTATCTAATGCTACTGCAACTTTTCAAACTAAAGCCATTGAACGTGCGGCACTTGCTAACACCAATCTTGCTATTGGTCGTCTGAATACAAATCTGACTGGCACAAATACTGCGCTTCGTACGCTAATCAATGATCGTCTGCAAGTTTCAAATGCCGCTACACTATATCTTCGCAAGACTGCAGGCGGTAATCAAACTGTTGCAAGCACTGTAACATTTAGTGCTAACGTCAATATCAATGGTAGATTGATAGTTACTGGTAATACTACGTTTGTTAATCAGACGACTATCAACACATCAGATAATTTGATCGCTCTTGCAAATAATAATACAGCTGATGTCAGCGATATTGGTTTCTACGGTCATTATAGAAAAGATGGTGTCACCAATAATCACATTGGTTTTTTCCGTGATGCTGGTACCAAAGATTTCTATGTGTTTGGTAATTATACTCTAGAGCCTAGCGCAGGTAGTATTAATGTCAATCATGCATCATTTGAAACTGCAAATCTAAACGTATCACAGCTTAAGGCCACAAAGGTTAGAGTTGGTGGTGTTGATATTGAAAGCCGTTATGCACAAAATACTGCTACGCGCACGCTTATTGCTGATAGATTGCAAGTAGCTAATGCTGCTACCTTGTATGCTACAAAAAGCAATCCGACAACATCAGGTCTGCTAGCTCATACTGGTCGTCAAACAATTAGCACCAATCTTGTAGTATCTGGTAATACTCAACTTGCTGGATTAATTGCTAATGGTGGACTTGGATCAACAAATCAAGTTCTAAGAACAAATGGTACCTCAGTATATTGGGCTAATGAATCTGCTGGTGTATCATTAAGCACATTTAATTCTGCGCTTGCTAATACAAATCTTTCTATCACAAATGTCAAGAATAATCTGACATCAACTAATACTGCACTTCGCACGCTTATTAGCGACCGCTTGCAGGTAGCTAATGCTGCGGCCACATATCAGACAAAAGCAATAGAACGTGCGGCCTTAGCTAATACCAATCTTGCTATTAGCAATGTTAAAACTGGTCTGACTTCAACCAATACTGCACTTCGTA